CTGGATGCGTTCAAAGAGGCAGGAGAAGAAGTGTCAGATATTAAAACTTTAAAGGAGCCTAAAAGCAACATAGAGGCAGTAATGGATGATGATATAGGATTAATAAAACAACAAAAGAAAGATCTTGAGCGAGCTGAAGAGTTGATGGCAGACATAGAAAACTTTGGCAAAAGTTTTGATGAGATAATGCAAATGGTGCAGGATGAAAAAGTTATACCTTTTATAAAGTATAAACCTAACCCAAAACCAAAGAAAAAAGCAACAGGAGGTCGTGTTCAGTTAAAAGATGGTGGCGGACCAAAAATAACTCGTCGTAATTTATTGCAAATGATGGGTGCAGGTATTGGTAGTTTAATGATGCCAAGAGGTGCTAAAAAAGTTGCAGATGCAATGGCACCGACCATTAAAAAAATAGTGCCAGCTCCTGGCATGCCTGATTGGTTCCCGTTACTCGCTCAACAAATTAAAACAAAAGGTAAAAAAGTAAGAGAACCAGATTACGCTGACTTTACATCGGGTGGTGACACAACAGTAAGATACGAATTAAAAAATAAAGATTTAGCGGGCGATAAAATATTCTTAGAAGAAGACATGCAAACCGGCGCTGTGAGCATATTTGGTCGTGGCGATGACTATCAACAAGTTTCAATGGACTATTTCCCAGGACCAAGAACTGTAGACAAGCAAGGCAGGATTAGAGAAGCCGAACCAAATTTTGAGATGATGGAGTTTGCAAAAGGAGAAATACAGGATGTAGAAAACTTCGGTGGCATAGATGAAATGCGCGGGGATCTAGGAACGTGGATTAAACTATCTGGCATAGACAAAACAGCAAAGAAACAATTAGAAGAAGTTAAAAAATTATTTAAAGAACAAACAAAAGATCCAACTCCCCCCGAACCACCTACTGGCTCAAAAGAGTTTTCGGAAGGCGGCGGCGTAGGATCGTTATTTAAGAGGAAAGCATAATGGCTATAGATAAAGATCTGCCCAACGAACCGGAAAGAGTAAAACTAGAAGTAGAAGGTAACAAACAAGAGGTTGAGATACAACAAGACGAACCACCAAAAGGTCCAGTAGAAATAAACGAACTAGAAGATGGTGGTGTTGAAATAGATTTTGACCCACAAGCTGTAATTGGTGAGGGTGGACAAAACCACGAAGCAAACTTAGCAGAGTATATAGATGATGACATTCTTGGTGAGATTAGTTCCGAGCTCATGGGAGACTTTACAGAGTACAAATCATCACGTGATGATTGGGAGCAGTCATACATCAAAGGCCTAGACCTACTTGGTTTTAAATATGAAAACAGAACAGAACCTTTTCAAGGTGCGTCTGGTGCGACACACCCAGTATTAGCTGAAGCCGTCACACAGTTTCAAGCGTCAGCATACAAAGAGTTGCTACCAGCAGGTGGACCAGTAAGAACACAGATCGTAGGACTTATAGATGAAATGAAAGAGGCACAATCAGAACGTGTCAAAGAATTTATGAACTATCAAATCATGACTGAAATGAAAGAGTATGAACCAGAGTTCGACCAAATGTTATTCGACTTACCACTTGCAGGATCGACATTTAAAAAAGTTTACTACGATCAAACAATGGCTAGATGTGTATCTAAGTTTGTGCCTGCAGAAGATTTAGTCGTGCCATACAGTGCAACTTCACTAGAAGATGCAGACTCCATCATGCATGTGATAAAAATGTCAGCAAACGATTTACGTAAACAACAAGTCAGTGAGTTTTATAAAGATGTAGATCTTGGTAGCTCTTACTACGACCCAGACGATGTTGAAGAAAAGAAAGCCGAGCTCGACGGTGCAAGCGTCAATAACAAAGATGAAGTGTATACACTTATCGAGTGTCACGTAGACCTAGACTTACATGGCTACGAAGACAAAGATGAAGAGGGCGAACCAACAGGTATTAAACTTCCATACATCGTAACAATTGTTGAAGGATCAGGTGAAGTATTGTCGATTAGAAGAAATTACAGTCCACAAGATCCAACAAGAAAAAGAAAAGATTATTTTGTACATTTTAAATTTTTACCAGGACTAGGCTTTTATGGATTCGGCTTGATCCACATGATAGGCGGTTTATCAAGAACTGCCACGACTGCGTTGAGACAACTTCTCGATGCGGGCACCTTGGCTAATCTCCCTGCCGGATTCAAGATGCGAGGTATTCGCGTCAGAGACGAAGCTCAACCGTTGCAGCCGGGCGAGTTCCGTGACGTCGATGCTCCTGGTGGAGATTTAAATGCAGCATTTAAGCTGTTACCTTTTAAAGGAGCAGACCAAACATTACTACAGTTGATGGGTGTCGTTGTGCAAGCAGGTCAGAGATTCGCGAGCATAGCTGATATGCAAGTCGGTGATGGCAACCAAAGTGCAGCTGTTGGCACGACCGTTGCATTATTGGAACGTGGATCGCGTGTTATTTCAGCTATTCACAAAAGATTGTACGCAGCGATGAAACAAGAATTTATGTTAATGGCTGATGCGTTTGCAACATACCTACCACCAGTCTATCCATACAATGTAGTGGGTGGACAAAGACAAATTAAACAAATGGACTTTGGGCCAGAGATTGATGTTGTGCCCGTTGCTGATCCAAACATCTTTTCACAGACACAACGTATCGCAATGGCACAGACAACTATGCAGATGGCACAAGCAAATCCTGCAATGCACAACATGTACGAGGTTTACAGAGACTTGTACGAGGCGTTGGGCGTAAAAAATATTGACTCGATACTAAAACGACCAGTGCAACCAACTCCAATGGACCCAGCTATGGAAAATATTACAATTTTAGGTGGCGGACAGGTCAAAGCTTTTCCGGGACAGGACCACAAAGCACACATGGATGCACATTTAACGTTCATGGCGACAAAAACTGTGCGAAATAACCCTGTTGTGATCGCTGCATTACAAAAAAACATCATGGAACACATCGCTTTGATGGCCCAAGAGCAGATTGAGATGGAATTTAAGGAAGAATTGATGCAATTACAGCAATTACAGATGCAAATGGCACCAATACAGCAACAAATGGCCATGAATCCGCAAGCATTACAGCAAAATCCACAAGTTATGCAGATGCAACAGCAGATGCAGAGCCTAACACAGGCTATTGAAGCAAGAAAATCCACTTTAATTGCTGAAACACTGGCAGAATACCAAGAAGAAGAGGAAAAACTGTTTAATGAGGTCGGTGATGACCCTCTAATTAAATTGAAATCACGAGAAGTTGACCTGAAAGCAAAAGAAGAGATGAGAAAAGAAGAAGAAGGCAAACAAAAAGCAAACATGGACAGATTAAAACTAATTCAGAGTAGAGAAATAGCAGAAGACAAGCTTGAGCAAGACGATGAACATGCTAAACTACGTGCATCCGTGTCTTTAGCAAAAGACGGAGTAAAACAAATGAAAGCAACAGTTATTGAGGGGCAATAATGGCGGTGGAAAAAACATTATTAGAAGAACGAAAAGGTTTTAAACAAGGTGGCCGTGTGGGTTTCTTTGGTGGAGGCGGGGCCGACATGGGCGCCAAAGACAGAGCGAAAGAAAGAGCAGATAGAGGCTACGGGGGCGGTAACCAAAGTGGTAACGTCGGCGGCGCTGGCTCTGACAAAGGCGGCGATAAAAAAGGTAAAACTTTTTCGCAAAAGCTTAAAGAAAAGCAGCTACAAAATAAAGCCGCGCTTGATAAACTTGAAAATAAAATACATAACGAAAAAGCCATTAAGGAAGGCACTGCTGTTACAAATGTAAATCCAGTCACAGGTGAAGTCAATTATGTAATGAATCAAGGTAAGATTGTCACTTACTCAGGAGGTGCTGCTAAAAAGAAAGCAGACGCACAAAAAAGAGCAGCTGAACTAGCACAAAAAGAATTACAACAACAGGGTATTAATGTTAGTCTTGGTAGAGCTAAAGATATCCTAGATCAACAACGTCAAAGATTACTAGACAGAGCAAGAGAAAATCAAATAACCGGACTTGGTTTAGATAGACTGGGTCAGTTAAATCAAATGTTTGGTGCAAATCCAACCACTGGTATGGGTCTTGGTGAGTCTTTGAGATTTCAAGGTCGAGGTTTGGCTCAAGATCTACCGGGTCTTGCGAAAGCCGCTGGCTTTGTTGCTAATCCACTTGGATCTATTGCAACTGGTCTTTTAACCGGAGGAAAAGGAATTGTAGATTTGTTAAAAACAAAAGGACAAAATGTATTAGCAGAGTTGAGAGATGAAGACATAGTTGGTTACACCGACCAAGGCACACCTGTTCGTGTTGGTCAGAATATTACAGAAACGGACGGACCTGGTTTTTTTGAAGGAATAGCATCTAAATTAAGAATAGGTGAAGGAGCTCCTTTTGTAGAAGATAGAGGACGTGGAGGAGAGCAAAGAGGACTAGCTTCCCTGCAACAACCTGTGGTTAATCCGGTAATACCACAACCAATACAGAATTTACCTATAACAACTCAACCAGTGACAGGACAGGTGTTAAATCAATATTTAGCTTTAGCAGGTTTTAGCCCACAAGAAATACAAGGCATGCCATCAGCTTTTAGGTTTATAGGATAATGGCAATATCAAGAAGACAACTACCAAAAACAACCGAACAAAAACGTAAGAAAGTCAGTAAGGTAATGCGTGAGTTTAAAAAAGGTAAATTAAACATTGGACAAAGTAAGAAAAAAGTAAAGAATAGGAAACAAGCCGTAGCTATCGCGCTTAGCGAAGCAGGTGTAAATAAGAAGAGGAGACGCAAATGATCGAATCAATAAAAGCAAAAGCAATGCATTACTGGACAGAGCACAAGTATGTAGTTTGTGCAGTCGCATTCGTGGTAGTAGTTCTACTAATAGGAAATCTCACATAATCAAATGATACTTGACGTAGTCAAACTAGCAATCGGCGCTG